CCGAGGTCACCTCCGCCTTCGCCACCTTCTCCAGCTTCACCTTCAGCAGCAGCTTCGATAGCAGCAGCAAATTTAGAATCATAAAACATTTCTCTCTGGATTCGGATAACCTCTTCCTCTGAAAGAGAAAAGATATTTCTGTAAACCCATGCTTTCGAGAAGTAACCCTCTGTTGCTGCACCCGCAACGTCGAACTTGGTCCTAAGATGCTCAAGTTCTTGCATTGCTGCAATCTGTGATGGGTTATTAAGCTTCAGTGAGAATTTAACTAAGTCCTCGCCACGATACCCAAGAGTATACAAATGGATAATACCAACCTTTTCAAGCTCGGCTACAACTGAGCGCTGAAGTCTTTGAATGGTTCTGGCAAAGCGAATATCCTTCTGAGCAAGGGTTGTCTTATCTTCGTCTGAGCCTTCGCCTCGTGAGAGATAAGACTGTGGAATCTTGAGAGCAGAAAATAATTTATCTCTCAGGTACTTTACATCGTCAATGTCGCCAGTGTAGGTACCTCCTGGGAGTGATTCAATCTTAGACGAGTCGCCACCACGGGTTGGAATAAAATAATCTTCATCCACCGACATTGGGTTATATCGCAAATCAACACGACCAGTAGTTGAATCCACAATCTGAGACCGCTTCATCTGGGTCATAACTTTTTGCATATATTGCTCAACATCTTGTGGAGCAATGTTACCTACATCGATGTAAAATACACGTCGTTCAGGAGAGCGGGTAATTCTATAACTCATCATGGCATCCTCAAGCAGATGCAATTGACGCCAGATGCGTCGGGCTGGCTCTAGAATAGATGTTCCATAAGGGGCATACTTATCGTTGCCAAGAATACGGAAGTGAGCTACCTGCCAGTTTTCAAATGTAAGTTTTGCTGAGTTCCACTGGAATTGAATATAGTTTGGATTGGTCGGGTCTTCGCCCTCCATTCTTTCAATCTCGGCAGTAGGAAGAGGAATGAACGACTTTACGCCAATTGTGTCATCGATATCAATATAGAGAAAATAATCTCCGTACTTGCACATTGTGCGACACCAGCCATAAAGATTAAAATCAACATTTAAAACATTCTTGTACAACGTTTCCAGTGTGGCTTTAATTTCTTCATTGGTGCACTCAATATTAATAATGTCCTTCATGTCATTATGATAGGTCATCTCATCAGCGTAAATATCCAATGACGAAGCAATGATTGGTTCATACTCCATTTGGTCAAAATCAACATACCGCTCGTTTCTGAGCCTGTTGTTCATTGCCTCTGAAGTAATTTGTTCAAAAGGATTATAGTGCATCTTCTGGAATTGCTTTCCAGACGCAGATGTAAATCTTGAAGCGTAGTTATCTAGAGCTTTTCTTCTAAACTTGCGGCGGTTCTGCTGTCGCCTATTAACAATAGGACCAGAGAAGAGTCTTGTTAGTCGCTTAAAAAGAGCGGATTCTTCATTTTTAATATTCTGGTTGTCATTATTATCTGCCATTTATCTACTACCCCTTAAACAAGCCAGGAAATGACTTCATTAATTCTTGTGCTTGGTTTACTTCTGTTTGGTATTTTGTACCATCATATCCTACCATACCTGATACCTTAGTGTTAAGTGTTGTTTTTGTTGTAGTCATTGCGCCAAGCATTGCAGTCTTATATTCCCTGTCTCTTTGATTTGACAGTAGAGCGGTATCTCGAACCCAACAAGCAATCGCCATAGACATAACTAAGTCGTCATTGTATCCACGCATTGCTTGTGGCTTTCCATTGCTCCACACAAACGTCTTTAACTCATTAAGTAGTCTCGTAGAGCTAATAGTGACGATTTCATTTCTGATGAACTCTTCCAGCTTTGCAACGATAAGCGGTCTTGTTTTCATCGAAGTGGTGAATCCTGGGACTGCATTTGAAGCACTTCTCGCAGAATAAGAATCAAGATATTCATGCGAGCCCTTGGTAGAATAGTAAATATTTGAGTATCCAATGTCTTCTAATTTTGTCAACACTGAATATCCAACATTGTTATTCTCGACCACAACCATTGCATTGCCATACTGCCGTCCCCAGTCTGCAATAAACACAGAATATAAATCAAGCTCTACCTTGCCCTGATACTCTACTACTTGTTTCATCTCTGTAACATCAATAATATGAAATGCAGAATAGTCTTTACCATCGCCACGAGCAACGTCCGCCACCATCAAATAAGAATGCTCTGGATTGTACTCATCCCATATCCAAAGATTTCTATCAAAGCCAGCCCTGTGATGTGGAGCTACACAAGCTTGCTCAATTCTTTCAATGTCTTCAGAGTGAATGACCGTCTCACCTGACATGTTAAAGTTACACTCAAGCTCCTGTGCAATTTGACGGCGAGACATGTTTCGAGTTTCTTTTAAAAACCACTCATGGTCTCTGTCTGGGTGTACATCCCAAGGTAGCTTAGTTGGAAAGAAGTCATTCTCTTCGTGCTCTGAGTCTACATAAGTTTGGTGAAACCAGTTACCAACACCGTTCGGAGTTGAGAGAGCGATACATCGACCACCAGTAGACAGCGTAGGATATAGACCTGTCCAAAGCTCATCGAGTCCTTCAACGTGTGCAGCCTCGTCAATTACGAGAAGTGAAAGAGCTTCTGAACGACCAGCATCGCCAGATGTTGAAGAGGCTTTGATTTGTGAACCATTAGATAGCTCGAAAGAAGTTCTGTTGTCCACAGAGATATTAGCAATTAATAGCCAATCAGGTAGATGGCGCATAATGTTTTTAACTTTTTTAACTAAGTTGGCAGCAACGCCAAACTTGGTTGCCATAACGAGAACATTCTTGTCTCTGTGAAATAACATCATCCAAACAACATAGCCAGCGGTAATAGTGGAGATACCCAACTGGCGTGCCTTAAGAATAACGTTGAATCGATGGTCGTTAAAATCTCTTAGGAGTTGTTTTTGAAAGTCGTAGGTTCTAAATGGGATTAACCCATGCATGGGGTGAGAGATTTTTGCGTAATTATTTAGAAAGTAAATCGGGTCTTTACCACACTGTAGTATTTCTTTTAATACCTGTTCTTTTGTCAATGGATAAGACATTCATTACTCTACTTCTTAATCTCTCGAAAGAAGACCGTGCATCTTCTCAAAAAGACTTGTTACAATTTGGTCTGCCCTCTCAAGTCTTTCGACCGTCTCTGGGTCTTGAGCATACTTAGCGGCATCATTGACAAGCTGCCCAATCATCTCAAGGTCGCCAATCATTCGAGACACTTCATTGCCTTCTTGAAGTTTCTGATACTCTTCTGCAATAATCTTTTTAAGTTGTGCCTTTGTTACTTTCATGATTAATCTTCCTTCGTCGCTGGACGCTTATCGTTCTTTGCTTTGCCCTTGCGACCAAGTTCAAGCCAGTTGCGAATCGACTTGTCAAGACGGTCTTCTGAGCTACCCTGAAATGCTGGGTCTACTTCTTTCTTAAAGTTCTCAATCTCGTACACCTGCTTTGCTTGAACCCAGTTTCGGTGAGCACCAACGGACTGCACCAGAGCATCATGCTTGCCGACTTTCTTGAGCTTTAGAGATGAACCTGTGGCTTTACGAAATTGTTTTTTAATAAAAGAAGCAATATCTTCAAGCTGCTGCTTAAGGTCTGAGTCGAAGCCTTTGTCGTGCGCCTCTTCCATCGTTACCTCACCGTGATATTTGACATGTAACTGGTTGGCGACCATCGAGATTTTAAATCCATCCATAACACGAGTGTCGTGAATTGAAACCTCTTTTTCACGCTTAAGTCCAATTTCAATTGGGTTGCCCTCTTCATCAAGAGCGCCGTCGTGTGAGTTGGCAATCGCTTGCGAAATACCACGCACAATATCTAATACTGTCATCTCAGCCATTTATTTATTTCTCCTTGAAAGAAGTTGTTTTCTGTACTTCATCATCTCAGCCATCGCAATCTTTTCAATGTAGCCCATTGCCTTTTTGAGGTCGTTGTCTTTTGTGGAAGCCTGAATCTTATCCCAGTCGTCAATAATCTTATCCAGAATATTCAAGAGGGGTGCGGAGTCTGATGTTTTCTTTGTGCCGTCACCAGAATCAATTTCTTCAGGAGGGTTTTCGAGAGCTTTCTCAATTTTGTCAAGCTCTTTTGCAATTGCTGCTGCTTTCTTTTTGTCTTCAGGGTTGTCAGCTTTTGCTGCTGCTTTATCAACAACAGAACTCATATCTTCAATATCTTCTGCTGCCTCTTCTGTGTCGCCCTGAGCAATGTCCTTCGCCATGTCTTTAGGTGGTGCCACGTCGGGAGCCTTTGAGTCGTCGGCAGAAATTCCAAATACTGACCCTAGCAACTCACCATAAGCTTTAAATACATTGACGTATGCCTTGCCGACGCCCTGTACATATTTAGATACCTTTGGTCCCGCTCCCTTAAGAAGATTATCGAAGAAACCTTCCTCAAGAATTTCGTCACCAAATTCTTCATACAGCATGTTGACAAATTCTTCTTTGACAATCTTCTGGTATTCTTCTTCTGAGATGTTTGTACGTTTGGTTTGATTATTTTCTGCTGTATTCATTCGCTCAATGTTCCTCGTGCTTTTATCTTCCCTCAACGTGGTCTATGTAGCAGGACCAACAACAATCGTATTTAGTCATATATAAATCATCTTTTAGGTCAAAAGAATAAATTTTGCACATAGGACACACACGGCTGTTTGAGTCTTCCTTTTTAAGTAGTTTCTTTGATACAAAAACACCAGATTCTGTCTCAACCTTTTCGTTGCTCGCTTGCCAAGCCTTCTCCTTCTCGGCTAGTCTCTTAAGGTCTTCAAGATAAGCAGCCTCTTTTTCATCTGTCCAATCCTGTGTTGGGCTCTTGACTGCTTCTTCGCCATATTTGTCTTTTATAGCTTTTTCTATCTTAGCTATTTTATCCCAGTTCTTCTTTTCGCTCATTGATTCACCGCATATGTAATACCAACAGTTATTCCAGCGCCAACCAAAAAAGAACTGAGAATGGCAACTGGGAGAACCCAGTCTGGACGTTCAGACAAAATCATATCCTCAAGTTTATGAATCCTGTTCAAACGAGAATCCAAGATTGTTTCATACATCTTCTTTTCTGAAGCTCTCAAGGACTTTTCAGCTTCCAGTCTCAACTCAAACTTCTTCAAGTCAAAGACGTGAGTATTTTTGAGTAAAGACAATTCTAGTGAATGGTCATACTGCATCTTGGTAATGGCATCGGTAGTAAACAAAATACCATTATATGGTGCCTTATCTCCAAGAGTCAAAGACGTGACCCTCAAGTCAAGGTTCAAGGAGAGAGGAGGGGGGACAGTTGGAGTCTGGTCCTCGGCGTGCGCCGATGTTGAGGTAACTAATAAACTGAAGGCAACCATCAGCGAAATTAATTTATTCATGTTACACCTTATTTAAGCCATATTTTGCAGCCAACTCTTTTGCAACATCATCGAGTGGCTTGTCTCTGTTTTCAATAATTTCTTTTTCAAATTCTTCTTTATTTTCTTCACGGACTTTCTGAATTTGTTCTCTCTCGGACTCTTCTAATTTCATTAAGTCTTGGTCCAGCTTTTTCAGAACCTCTTCTGCTTCCTGCTTTGCAACAGAGCGAGCTTCTGTCTCTTCTTCTTCCGACTTCCTTTGCAAGTCTACTACTTTTTTGGCGTTCTTATTACCTACAATTCCGATTAGAAAACCAGCAAAGCCGATGACCAGAGCTAAGAAGAATAGCCACTGGTCAACGACGAATTGCCATGCTTTTTTAAAAAATTCTTTAACAGCCAGCCAAGTCATATCTTAACCTCTTGGACCGTGTTTCCACTGCGTAGCCAAGTCTACGAGCGCCTGTGAGCCGATGTAAGCAAGTGTCACTGCAACCCAGTCACCGCTACTAACAACTCCATATCCACATAGACCCGTTGCTGTAATCCAAGCCAAGAATTTTCTTGAAATAAATCGCTCAACGTGACTGTCTGCAAAAGCTTTAATCTTTTCCATCATGAAGCACCTCCCTGTTTGTTATAAATAGTAAGGTGCCATGTGTTTTACTGATTGACATGAGCAAACTTGCCTTTCCTTTCAATGGAAATCTGCGTGTCAACTGAATCTTTCAAGCTTTCCAAGTGCGAAATCAACAAAACAGACTTATAGTTTGATTTTACCAAATCCATAATTCTGATGAAACCTTCCATGTTGTCTTCGTCCAATGCAGTTCCTGGCTCATCCATTATAAAAATGTCTCCCTTGGGCATCGAAGACACATTAAGAAGTGCCAAACGAATAGCCATGGCTGCAATGGACTTCTCCGCCCCAGAGCCCATCTCCAAAGGTCTCGGGTCAAATTTGGGATGCTTGATAAGGATTTCTAGACGCTTCTCATCGTTCTCAACATATACATCGAAATCAACAACATTGGCAAGAACCTTTGCAATCTCTTCGTTAATACGAGGAAGCTCTCGTTTGATAACATCAAGTGAGATACCATTAGAGTGCATACAACTCATAAACAAGTCACGAGCAGCGTATTCTTTTCTAAGCTCGCTCAACTCCTGTTCTTGGCTCCTGAGATTGTCTCGCTTCTGCTCTAAGAACCCACTCTGCCTATAAAGCGAAAGTACGTTCTCTTCGCACTTAGAAATTTCAGAATTTTTACTTTCAATCTCAAGTTCCAAAGAAGATTTAGTATTAACAAGGTTGTCTAGATTGTCAAATAGTTTTTTATTTTTTTCATAAGTCTTGACTTGACTGTTCAGGTCATTGAGGGTATTGTGAAGATTTACCAACTGAGATTCATTTTTTGCAATCTCAACCTCAAACTTTGCGTTTTCTGAAATTAAAGTATTCTTCTTGTCAAGAACTTTATTATACTTCTCCAAATGGTCTTCTACAACCGACGGCTCAAGTTGCACCAACTCGTCTGAGACTGAAGTCTTATCGTTGCTCAGAGACTGAATCTGTTCTTTGGTAAT